TGCTAACCGTACTTAGGTCTGAGCCAATAATCTTACGAGTTTCAACCGTGACCGTCTGGCCTAGCGAAGTAACAAGATCAACCATTAGCGCCACCTCCAGCTAACTCGCATTCTCTTTTTGTTAATTCCACGATTTCTAGTCAGTGAATGTTGAGGCTCGGTTCGCCTAGCGTAACCGACTTGCTCCAGAAATCTTTGGCGAAACAACGAGGATTTTTCAATGTTTCGTAGTTCATTTTCTTTTAGATACGCTCGCTCTGCCACACCGTAGACTAGTGCTTCGTGGAACATCGGGCTGATTAGCGGAGTCTCTGAGTCGCCGTAGGTAGTGCCATCATGACCTGTTCCGCCTTGAGCAGTTGTGTAACGAAGTCGATCCCTCGGCGGATCAATCACGCCATCAAACTTTAAAATGGCCGTGTCGGTAATCGAGGTAATGATTCCAGCAGTTGTGGTCAGAATGTCTGTAGAACTATCCCCTGTGACATCAAATACTGGAACAGGAGAAACTAGCGTAGAGCTAAACAGCGGGTCAGTAGCAGTCGGGGTGGGGTAAACATCGAAGGTTGGAGCCGACATATGCTCCAGAATAATAGCGCGAATCGGGCCAGTTTGACCTCTCCAGTTAGCGTCTACTAGCTGGCCCATCACTACATTGTGTTCGTCAAGCACATTCGGCGCAAGAATGGGAATCTCAACAGAAGTATTGTTGATGCGTACTCTTGTCAGATCCATCAGCGGAGGAGTAGCTGGCCGATTAAAAGTCGAAGTAGCCTCCACGATTGTTACGCTAGAGGTAACAATCGGAAACTCTGTCAGCCGAATAAACTCATGCTGAGCATCATAAAGGTATTGGCGTAGCTCGGCGGGTAGCCAGCGCTTGCCTGTGCCTCCAGTGTAACTTCCATCTTGGAGTAGAGTGCTAACCCTATCCAGGATTTGTGCTTGCGTCAGGCTCATTCTCTCCTACTTCTAAAGAATGTCTGGTCTTGCGTGGAGCTTTTACGCTTTTAGCCTCTGCTTTGACCTCGCTGCCTGTCCGAGAATCTATCAATGTTCCTTGAGCGTCTTTTACTGGAACAATAATACTTACCGGAAATCGAGGTCGTTGGTAGCCTTCGGGTGGCTTGTAGTATTGCGTCTGCGTGTACTCGGTGACTAGACATTCCAGTAGCCGATTAATATGAATACCGCTAACCACTCTGGCAGACCCACGGGGTATGACAGCTTGAAAGCCATTGACCGAAACACCCACAGCATCATTTTCGTATTGCTCACGGCCCATCTCTACACGAATAACTCCGTAGCCTGGTGGAATGGATTCGGTCTTACCGTCCCATTCTGGCGCTAGATTGCGGTGATCTTGGACAGTCTGATAGCGTCCAGTGCCACTATTGTAATAGCTTGAAGCTTGGCGAGGTTCGTATGTGTAATTCATAAATTTTTATTAAAAGTGCAGGGCCGCTTGCACGGCCCTTGGATTAGTAGTCTTAGACTACTCTGGTTGGGGTATCATTCTTAGGGAAACGATACACAACGTAAGCGTAGACTGCGCCTGCTGCAGCGGCAGCCGTTGCGTTTGCTAGACTAAAGCGAACAGTCCGATCCGGTAGCGAGGATACGGGAACCCAATAAACTTGGGGTGTCGCTTCGGTGTTACTGGTAGCCGTGTTTACATCAATTGGAGTTGGTGTAAACAAAGTCCCACTAGTTTTGCTGCCGATACTTAAATCGACGTTAAGCTGGTTAAAGTTGGTTTTTACAATAACAACAACTTTTTCCACAATGCACTCAGGGGGAACCGTAATATCAACAGGCGCGGCTGTTGTACTTGCGGCAATGCTGGTAAATGAAACATGCTCCGTGCATTGAGGAACATAGCTCATTTGTTGTTTATCACTTCGCATAGTAATGCTCCTATAAGTGAGTAGCTAGTGAGATTCTCACTAGCTACTGGGTAATAAATTAGCTATTTGAGCCGTAAGGTGCAGGAGGATTAAACCAGTTAGCGCCTGTTCCAGCGGTTACGGAAGCACTTAGATCAGTCACTGCTGTTTCTACAGACACCATCCAATCTTCATTTAGGATGACACTGCCAAACATGAATGTATAACCCACGGTTCCACGCTGTCCCAAGGGGTCGGTTCCGCTTGGGGTTGGCTTAACTACTTTAGGAACAATGCTATCCATTCCGCCAATTGTTGCTGTACCCACGCTGTCTTTTGCAAAGATCACAATTGGGTAAACATGAGCGTATCCGGTAGTAGCATCTTGCAATACATTAGCTCCGCCTACTGCTCCTGCTCCTAGCGTAGTGTTTCCATCACGATCAAAGGGAACTGCTTGAGTTGTGGCGATAAAACGAATTCCATTGTAGGAACCCATTTCATATTCCATGATTGCACCAGTATCGGCGTACTTTTCCACGGGAACAAAGCCAACAATGTCTTCCAGATCTTGTCGTAGATTCGGGTGACAGATGGCAATGTAGCCAGCGCGGATTGGCTGAGTCTCTTGACCTGGAGAAGCAGAGAGCATCTCGGTCATTTTGACTGCATCATTGTTTTCTAGAAAACGAATGGCAGCGTCGAACTCTACTCCTGTAGTAGATAACTTGGTGTTGACTACGTTTCGAGCAGCGCCATTGGTAAAGATCACATTGCTTGGAGAACGGAAATGCTTATACGCCAGCATATCCATTGTTTCAGCAGCTTGGATCGCTTGTCTCTCGGTAATAATTGAGACATATGGATCTTGGCCGAGAAGCTCCATGAGATCAGTTACTGGCGTGTAGCGCCCGTATTGTCTTACAGTATGTGAAATTACTTCTGATTCTAGCGTGTCGAAATCAGGAGTTACACCCTCACCTAGCGGCGTAGTATTAATCGGGAACTTCTTGTAGCGTCGGTGTCGAATGACATTGCCTTCGTTGGTTCCCTTGCTGTCCTTTTGCGCAAACCTAGCAAATGTCAGGTTCTTTTTTGCAATCGGCAGCATCTTGGATTGAATCGTTAATGCGTCTTCCTGCGACAAATCTCCGTAAAGAGATCCGGCAGTGGTCGCAAAACTATTTGCTGTAATCGCCATGATTAGCTCCTATTCTCACTAATTAGCTTATTCCAAAAAGCTTGCTTGTCTTCTTCCGTTTGAATCCCTCTGACCTCACGATTGCGAACAATTGGGCGAGAAGGAATGGAATGACTCGCTGCTTTTCGTTTTGGATTTTCTGGTAGTGGTTCGGGCTTTGGCTCCACGGCTGCTTGAGGTCGAATCCCCTTGTCTGGATAGTCAAACAAGAAAGAACGGACTAGATCCACAAAGCTAGCGGGGTTATCAAAGTCCAACACAACATTCTTGCGGTGCTTATTGCTCAACACCCACTGCGCAAACACCGGATCATCAAGATCTAGCTGCGCTGAGTTGGTAATTCCTAGCTGAGAATTGGCTGCCTGATGTCTTTCATTCAACCTTTGTTGCACATTCCGCTCATGGTTTGACTTGCGTAGCGTCTGAATGTCCTGCTCAAACTCTTTGTTTGCGCTAGACAGACGATGCTTGATGAGAGCGTCAATTCCTTTGAACAATTCGGGGAATGTGGTGACTTCTTCACGCACATTGTCCGGTAGCGAGTCTAGAATATCTTGAAACACTTCATTTGCTTGCGCCTGGTCTACCTTGGTCGCCGGAGGATCAGGAGTTTTTGCTGCAGTGCTAAGCTGTTCTACGCTTTTCGCTAGGGAATCAACACGATCTCGTAATTCTTTGTTCTCTTCCTTGAGCGTGGCAATAAAATCTTGGGAATCTCTAAACCGCTTTACTAGCGCTGGGTCATTTACTAGTGGGTCTGCTGGTTTTTTTGTTTCCGCTGCTGGTTTCTCAGGCTCCTCAACAGGAGTTGCCTCTATCTCTTTAACTTCTGGCTCCGAGTCAGTTGGAACCTCTTGTTTTTTGGCATCTGGATCTAGAATTTTTGCCCAGATTTCTTCTTTCGACAGTTCGACAGGGGTTTCCTGCACAGTTTCCTCCGACAAAGCCGGATTCTGGTCAAGTACTTCGCTCATAAAGCTCTAGTTAGGAGTTTCGTTCGGGGTACTCCAGCAGTTCACGGAACGCTTGAAGCTTGCCGACTCGTAAATTATGCTCCGACAGCCTGTCCTGGGTCACGGGGTGGGCTAGTCGGGCCGTTTCCTGCAACATTCGTTGCTGCAAATACTCTTTGAGGTGCATCCACAGCTTTCCTCGACATAGGACTTGGAGTTCGTCCCTCGACAGGGGTGTCTGCGGCTGGAATTGTTCGTTCATTTTGTTGCTGTTGTTCTAGTTGGGCTTGCGCCATCATGCGTTGCTGCTGAAGCTGTAACAATTCTTCCTTCAACATCACACTTAGCTCGCTAAAATCACCGATTTGACCTGGATCACCCCCTTTCTCCAGCAGCGCCATTACTCTTTTGATTTCTAGCTCGCGTCTTTGCTCTCCGATAGAGAGTCTTTCGTCTAGCGCGGCTTTCAATTTCATCTGTTGCTGCTCGATCTGAGCTTCCAGCCCCTTGACCTTGGCTTCCATCTCTAGTTTTTGCTGCATTGCCATCTGTTGAGCTTGCTGTGCTTGCTGAACTTCTTCGGGACTCTTGAGCATTTCGTCTGGATCTAGGGAAAATGCTCGCAGCATTGGCTTCGCAAAGCGGTCAATCTTCATCATTCCGGCTAAATCCGGCACATTCATCACAATTTGCAGAAATTGCAGCATCTGCTGATTGTGTATTTCTTCGGCAACAAACCTTTCATAGCCTGTGCAGATGGCTTCGGCGTCACAATGCAGGTTTGGGTCATCGGAATCGACCAGCAACCAGCGATAGATACCATCAATGGCTCCTTGCAAAATGCTAGAAACAGATTGAACTACGCTAGCTGTTTGCTTTTGGCTGGCAGTGTTCAAGATCGACATGCCTGTAGCCGTCTTTGTCTGGTACGGAGCCGATTGACCCATGCCAATTGGCGACTGACCGGAAGACAAATTGGCTTCTCGTTGTAAGAACTGCATCATTTCCATGATGCCGTGGGTCACATCAGGAATAATGATAGGTCGAAACGCAGTGCTAATGTCTGTACCTGGAGCAAATTCTAAAATGCCACCTGGCTCTAGGTTCTGAATATCGGTTCCGTGCTGTAACTGGCTAGGGTCAACCGCAATCTGTGGTGCTGACGCGAGTTGTTTGCCCTCGACGTACATCGCCATCGCAAAGTTTAACAATGACTGTATATCTCGGATTGACCAGAAGATACCGTCACCCCAGATGGAGTGCGGGACTTGCTGCCAATAGCCAAAGTGGTAGGGCAACATTCCGTCATAAGGAGAAATCGTGGCCTTGATGGTTCTGTCTCCCAGAACATGAATGCACACAGGAATTAAATTCAGATTGCCAAACTCACTGGTATCCATGAATCCGGTCACATCGTCAGCGTCCAGCATTCCCCAGAATTCTAGAAGCTCATACTCCTTTTCTTCTTCGCCATAACTCTCCTGATGCGGATTCAATGGCTTTGATATTTCTGTTCCGGTGGAGTAGACACGACGATCTAAAACATCGCTGACTGCTTCTGGGTCATATCCTGCGTCTTCTGTCAGTAACTGACGAACCTGTACGGAAGAGAGTTGACGACGCTCGATCAGGTAGCTCAAGTCGTTGACGTTCTCTGCCTCTGGACTAGGGTACAAATCGAAGATGCTGACGAATTTGGCTGCCGGAATTAATTCTTGTTCAATGGCAGATTCTATACGCTGCAAGCGATTAGCGTAGCGCCCCTTGTAAACAGGATAGTTTCTTCGCTGCAACACAGGAGATTTCATCACGCCTGTACCATGAAGAATTAGCTCATGAATTGCCTTGCTGATCTCGGTTGTAAAACGTGTCTTGTCGAGAATGTCACGAATTCGATCTTCGATATTGGCAGCGCGATCCGCTAGGATTTCATCCAGCGGTAGCTCCTTGCGTAGCTCGCTAATGTATTCTTGTCTCTCCCGATCTGACATCTCTCCCATGCCTTGCGCAAACTGATGTATGTCGCTGGGAACAAATCGCGGATAGCGAGAAGGCTGAATCGTAAACGGAATCTCGCCGTTCTTGAACAGCATCGCGTTGATTTTAATGTGGGCGTTGCTGACTTCGCGTCGAGTTAGCGCAACAAAAGGAGGGCGAGGATTTGGCGTTTCCGACGCATACGGCACTTGTTCAAAGACACCGTTAAACGCATCTTCGCCTGGAAGCCAACGCTCTGATTCAATGTTCTGACGGTAGTCTTGAGCTTTCTCAAACTTACCGCGAACTAAAGTAGCGAGATTATCACTACTTACTGTTTGTGACTCAGTGTTTTCGTAGTCTTCGACCATTTAGCTAGATCGGGTGTAACGTGTCTAAAAAGAGTGCGCCGACTAACAGGCTTAGCGTCGGCTAGCGGAAAACTTCGGTGCGGGTGCTTTGCTAAGCCCCACGACGCTAGCGCTAGCGCCATTACACAATCATCGTGTGCGCCGTAATTAGCGGCTTCTTTACCGTTAGAGAGTACCACAAAAGTCATTAGCTCGTCAACTAGCTTCGGCGATTTAATTAGCAAATCTTCGTTTCTTAGCATTTCTCTTAGCGTGTCAATCAATTGTGGCCGAGAGCGCATGGTTGTCAGGAATCCTACACGCTTTGTGCGCTTGGTTGTTTTCTCATCCTGCTTGATTTCCGTAAACAAGTTGGTGTAGTTGTGCTTGTCCAATAAGGCTCTTAGCGTGACCAGCCCATGATTATTGCGCTCTACTATTAGCATCGCCCCGTTGTAGTACTGAGCTAGCGTAGTTAGCTTCCACGCTAACAAGTCAGGATCTGTCTTGGTTCTTAGCATTGCAACCTGTTCGGCTGTTAGCGCATTTAGCACGACGGCTACAGAGTAGTCTGTATCACGCTCGTTGACCTCTATGCCCTCGCTAACGTCAACGCCAATCCGGTAGCTTAAACCAGGAACAGGTTCACGGAAAATTTCCAGTTCGCCAAATTGCTCCGGTTCGAGCAAGTATTTCATGTCTCCTGATTCTTCTCGCCGATTAACTCCTAGCGTATAGCGTTGCGGCTCCTGCTGAGAATCCACTCGCTGACGAATACGCTCCAGTAGATTGCGGTCAAAAACCATGCGACCACTAGCCAGAAAGGCTTCACGGGCGGATGTGGGGTAGTCCTGGTGGAAATCTTCAAGTCGTCCTTGGCAGTTGATGTCGATGGCTTGTCTTCGCCAAAGCAAGTTTTCTAAAGTAACTTTAAAAGTAACTATCCCCTCGTCACCCAGATCATAGGTTATCTCTTCGTTTGCAAGGCGTAGCTCCTCTTCGCCTCCGTAGCGTGGGTCTTTTCCAAGAGACTCCTTGAATTCTTCTTTTTGCGCTTTACTGGTGAACTCTTTGGTGTAGGCGTCGAAGACGTACCAAGGGAAGAAGTCGGCTTCGTAGCCGCTAGCTCCTCCGGCGTCGTAAGCGTCCCAGAACATTGTGTAGAAGAAACCGCCGACTCCTCTGGCCGTGCTTTCAAAGATCACCTCCGTATTGTCTGCGATGGCTACGTTCTTCAAGAGGGCGCTAGCATAATCTTTCGCATTGTTCCCCCAGCGGCTGACCTCGCTACAGTGTAGATAGGAAATCTGGTCGCCGACAATCTCCGAGCCTCCCGCCGTACCTAAACGGAAACGGGTATTGAGTTGCTCCCAGTGAAGCTCTCGTCGGCCTGAGTACCCAACTTTAGGCTTTAGCGCTTGCGGGTGGTTGCGCTCCATAGTGCGAACCATGTTAAACAAAGTCTGATTTGTTTCATCATCATGGGCAACAATAGCAATTCGCTTTTGCTTAGCAAAAGTACTAGCCCGATAGTAGCGAGATAAACAATAGGTAGATAGCCCAGACCTCCGTGGTTTAAGCACAACTCGACGGACAAAACCTTTACGTTTAAGTTGTTCTTCACATTTAAAATGAAGTATTTTTTGTACGTTGTTTAGCCGAAAAGGAATCAGTTGACCCGATCCAAACTCTTCAATTCGTAGAATAGTTTTAAAGTAAAATAGTGGATCTTCTTTTAGCTTACTTACAAACTGTTGGTACTCTTTCTCTTTGCGCATAGATTTAGTTAGATTTTTGTAAAGATATAGGCATATCAATTATTTACAGTCTAATTTATGCGTATGTGAAAATCAACTAGGGGAGGTAATAATATAATACTAGGGGGGTGCGTGACGCCTGGGGGTATGCCTGTAGCTTAGCTTCGCTAAGCCTACTAGCTATTAGCTTTGCTAAACCTAGTCGGCCAGTTAGCGCCGAACCGACGCTAAACGCTAGAAGTTAGCTACGCTAAACGACAAAAAACTTGACACTTGACGACGTTTTGTGCTAGGCTTTTCAACATCGACAGCAGGGCAGTCTTGCTGATCGGTACTTTTAACTCTAGCCTAAAAGGTTACTATGGCAATGTCCAAAGACGAAAAAGCAATGTTCGAGAAACTAATGGCTCAAAACGCTCAGCTAGTAGCTCAGCTTGAAGCTAAAGGTAGTGAGACTCCCACTACTAAAGCTAACGATAAGCTAGCTGTGACTAAGGAGATCTACAAGGCTCAAGGCTACAAGATTCTAGCTAACAGAGAGCTATCTGCTGACGAGAAAGTAGCCCTCAAGCTAGCTTCGGCGAAGGGCAACTACAAGTTTGTCTACGACACTCTTGCTAGTACTACCAACATCGAGAAGTTTAGCTACGTCGAAGACGGTGGTGAGACTAAGACTTACTACAGGCTTCAGAAGGGATACATGAAACGCCTAGCCTAAGAGCTAGTAGCTTCTAGCGAGGTTCTCCTAGTGAGAGTCTCGCTAGTTTTTTTCTTTTTTACTAACTTTCGCTAAAACTTTGAGCTTTGCTTAAAGACATTAAGCTAACTTTTCTAAAGGCAATCATGAGAGCTTCAGTCACGAAACCAACAGTAAACGGCAGTTTCAAGGCATGGTGCAATAGCAAAAACTGTACTGACAAAGACTTTGATGCTAGTGGCAAGCTAGTAGCTAGTATCCACCAGCATGGCCCCTATAGCTTAGTTTGGGAGCGAGGGGTTGAGTTCGACGAGATCCATGTCACCTACAATGGCCCTATAAAATTCTATAACTAACTAAACTTGAGGCTCTCCTAGTGAGAGTCTCGCTAACTAGAGAGATACAATGCTTCCTTACTTTTGCCAATTGCATGAGCCACCTTTTGCTAATCAAACTTCTTTCCCTTGGCTAGCCGATCAAGAAGCTACAGCTTTGGAGCAACAAGCTGAAGCTGTTGAGCATCGGCATTACAGTGAAAGCCAGCCTGTCTATGGCTGGACAATCTGGACAACCAAGACTAGAGCAGAGGCATTAGCTCTTGTTGAAGCCAAGACTCGCAAGGCATTAGTCAAAGGCACTTGGGAAATCGAGAAGATGACCGGAGCTAGCAAGACTACCCAGTTTGCTAGATTGCTTTATAGCTACAAAGGAAAGGTAGCAGCTAGAGTGGATCTGATTAGCAACCAGCGAAAGTACTGGGCGCAGTGCAAAGGCTGGAAGGTATCCATCGCTGATTGGGCTTGAGCTAACTAAACTTGAGGCTCTCCTAGTGAGAGTCTCGCTAACTAATAAGAGGTATATGAAAGTCATTAACTATTACTGTGTTCTAGAGTATGGCCCTTACGATTCAGACGGCTATACCTCTGTCTACCCTAGAGTAATTGATCGCAGCGTCGATATGTCAACGGCCTATGTTAAGGCGGAGGAATACAAGAAAGCTAAGCCATTTCAAGAGCATCGGCTTAGCTATGGAGTTTATTTGATTAGCTCTATAGACATTAGGAAAGGGCTTTATTCCAATTGGTTTGCTCGCCGCTATGGAGATTGGCAACATAAGTATAGCTATGGGGATTCAAACTACCCTCTTGAGTATCGTTAAGGCTTAGCTATCGTCAACGTCATTGAGGAGCTTGCTTAGCTGGTCTTCGTAGCTAAGCACTTCCTTGATGCTGTTACCATGCTTGTTGAGACTGTCCGCCATCCTTGCTGCTAAGTTAGTATCCCCCACCATCACGGCATGTTGAGCTAGGTCTAGCTGGATTTGCCTCACGTCACTTAGATTCCAGTTCTGTGCTTTGAGCGATAGCTGCTCGGCACTTACTCTTTCAAATAGCTTTAGCTTATCGAATAAAGAGTTTAGTGCATGGACGGCAGACCTTACGTCGTCACTCTCGTTAGCTTTTTCGTATTGCGTTCGGTATTGCTCCGCTGCCCAAAGCGTATCCATTTCATTAAGCAATTCTTGTCGTCTTGCCTTTACTCTTTTGACGAGATCCTTTTTACTACTTTCTAAGTCTCTAATATTGTTAGGCAATTCAAATCCTGTAGTGGTCGGTAAAAATTTTAATTTTCGACGTAACTCTACCATATTTTCCTTACAAAATTTAAAGCAAACTCTAGTTATGTTCAAGCTAAAGTTAATAAAACGCTTTTACTATACTCATCTCATTGAGTTCGAGCCGATACCTGATGAGATTGTT